CCAGTCAGGTTAGCGGCAGCTGTAGCCGACCAGAACCGCTGGGGTGTATCAATCTTAGCGGCTGTATCAAACATAGACTGCGTCTGCAAGCAGCTGTCGATGACTTCTTCAAGATTCTGCACGATGTACTGGCCGTAGATACCGCCAGCCAAACCGTAGTTGTTCTGCAAACCACCAAAGATGTGCTTAGCTTCAGACTTATCAAGGTTACCGGTTGGTTCAATCTTGTACTGCATCAAGCGCATAAGCTCGCCTTCAGAGGAAGACTTTAGCGCCTGCAGTTTGTCGGTCATGCTGGAGTTAGATGTGGTAACCATGATAGTAGCCCAGAATCCTTGGGACTCGCGCTCTTCGTCGGAAGATGCCTTCATACGACGACGTGGCGCACCTTGGGTTACGCTGTACGCTAGATCAGAGAAGTCGTCACCCGACATCTTAGTCACCTCGTCAACACCCAGCGGCAAGTTGTTCATCACGGCCATGCGGTGCAGTTTGACTGCCAACGTATCTTTCCACTGGAGCATCAGATGGTTGGGGTGGCCCCACACGCTGTTCATCACTTGCAGGATGGTGGACTTGCCTGTACCAGAGCGGTTGTTCAGCAGGTTGATCAAACTGCCGTTAACGCCCATGAACTTGAGTAGGGGCGCACCAAAAGCAGATGCCACGGCAAACGCATGCGGCTCAAAGCCGGGCATGTCGTACACGTTGATGATGCGCTTCCACTCCTCCAAGTCACCCACTGGGTGCAAGTAAGGAGCTACCTTAGACGTAGCCCGCGATGGGGGGCTGTAGCGCACATAGCTAGGTCCGATCTCTCGTGAACCCAAAATAAATCTGGAGTTGTCTTCTGTCCAACCGAATTGTAGTCTCATTGTTTCCACCTCTTGTGATACCTGCATTTCTCTAGCGCAATCAATAACATAGTTTAGGATGTTGGCCATCTGACCCGGCTTAGCCAACACACCATGAAAAGATACCTTTTTGCGGAATTCATCTTTGCTAAGCAAATCTTCCGTGGATATCGTGAATTCTTTTGAGCCATCACGGGGTAGTGATAAGCGCATAAGGATTGTTTCGCCCGCTCCGGGGTCAAACATACGTTTCATAACGAATAGGTCGTATTCGTACACGCAGACAACCTTGGTATCGTCACCGTCTTCCGTATCTTCGTCAGACTCACCCTTCTTGGCGGTACGGTATATGCCACCATTACGGCCCCTGAAGTATGCTGAAGGAATAGACGGAACAACAAACTCTTCAGTGATACCGTTAGCGCCAACTATTGCAATGGGCTCATCAGGTTCAGCTCTTGCAATCTCATGGCCCAGCGTAATAGGAGATTTAAACTTGCCCCAGTGCGGGCAGCTCGTGCAAACACCGGGCCGGAAATCATTGAATGTCTCGCAGGTGTACGGACCCTTGATGCCTTGTGCCTTCTTCTCGGTAGCCGCAGAACTATAGCTTGGGTGTTGCTTAGAGATCATGTGGATGGCTTTGTCGCCATCAACACAGTGCTTGGCAATAGAAAGCCCCGCCCGCCATAGAGGTTCCTCGATAGCTTCCTGATTCTCAGCAATGTACTCAATCTGGGCGCAACCTTCACCACGCATTGTCAGATCAATGATTGTCTTAAAGCGTGACTGCCGGTTGCCGAGCATGGCCTTCGTAAAGTCATCCAACTGCTTCGGTACATGCACCGGCTTCATTGGAACAAGAGGACCCATCAAAGCAGTAAAGTCTTCAAACGTCATCGGCTCAGTTATGTTCATAAGCACGACGTCTATCGCGGGGTCGTCTTTAAAATTCTTGGTGCTAGGAACCCGCAACACGCGAGCGGCATCTGCAGGCACATCGGGGTCGATGATGATGTTCGCCTCAACGCAACGCGCCTTGAACGTATGCGCCACAGGTAGCCACTGTGTTACCTCTACAGGCTGAGTCAGGGGCCAATACACATGCCAGCCACGACCTGAATCAACAACAGTTGGGCGTGGCAGTTTGAGAATCTTGCACAAATCTTTGACCGCCTGCAGTCCAGTGGTCTGGTCAATATAACCCTTGATACGCCCGTGCTTATCGGGTACAGCCTTAGAAGGGCCGCAGTCAATATCGAGAAAGAAGGCTTGCATCCAAACGACGTTTGCGGCTGTGCGGTTATCGTCTGTTTTAAATTTACCTAGCGCAAAGAACGCATTGCGTTCGTGATCAACGTTAAGCTCTGACTGAGCTTGCACTTCTTTGAGTGTTTTATGAAACGTTTGCCTAATACGATCTTGCTTATCAATACCCAAGGCACAGTACCAGCCTTCAACACTGGGCACTACGCTCCGTAGTAGTTCAATATCCGCCATTTTGAATCCATTCACACGTCAAAAGAGAGGGGGCGACAAGGGGTTGACGGAATCCCCGTTCGCTCCGTCGAGCTAGTCGCCCCCTAAACCTTACTTAGCGCGTTTTAAATACTCAGTAATCGCTTCGGAGAAGAGCTTGTTCGGCTCGTGTCTCCCAATGAACCAGTTGTAGACGCATTGTTTAGATACGCCAAAGAAGTCCATCACATCGGTTACAGGTATTTCACGGGCGATACAGAACCGCCCTAACTTCACGCCAGTATTCCGGCCATCGGCATCCCGATTAGCGCGGACAATCTGCTGTGAATAGCCGATCACTTTTCATCTCCCCACTCGTCCATCATGTTGGCCAAGCCCGCTTTGGGTTTAGGAGCGGCTTCCTTTGGCTTCTCAGCACGTTTGACGGGCGGAGCCATCTCTGCACTAGGTGCGGCCAACTTAGCGGCGGCAGAACCTGCTGGTGCAACCATACGTGGCAGTTGTGATTCTGTCTTCTTAGTAAAGTTCAATCTGCCTGCATTGACAGCAATAGGGGACTCGCCTTGCTCGACGGCTTCTTGATAGGCATCGCTGTCCAAGAACTCAGCATTGCTGAACACCAACTTGGGGAAGTCACTGTCAGTGTCAAATGTCAGGCGGGTAGCCAGCATGTTCAGGTTGTAACCTGACTGAGCAACGTACTTAGCGTACTGCAAGAACGGCATGTGGTCGACATCGCCCTGACCAAACAAAGATTTCTGTGGCAGGATGAGCTGATAAATATCACCGCCGACGTTATTGCGGAGTACAACAGCAAGACGCATAGAGTAACGGCATGCGGCACGGCCTGCACCGGCTGAACCCTTGATTGCTTGTGGGCACTCTTTGCAACGTGCAGACTGTGGGTCAGCTACATCAGCATCGGGACGCTCGCCATCGCTAGACCAGCAGTCAGGCACGCTTGTCTCATCAGGGTTGTACTCACCTGCGTACCAAGTTTTTTGCACAGTGCGGCTACCGTTAACGACCACGACATCCATGAAGGCGTCGGTGTTCTTAGCGATTTCTTTGCCGCCATCAACCAGACGAAAGACACGCCCGCGCAGTGTAATGCGCTTGGTGCTACCACCGGAGGCGGAAAAGGCTTTAGTGAAGTCGTCTAGCTTGACGTTTTGCAAGTGGGCGGGGAGGTCTTTAAGAGTTGTGGGGTTGCTCATGATGTTTCCTTAGATTGTTGACTTACGGCGTACTACCACTTGGTAGCTTCTATCTACATTCAGACCAGCTGGATACTCGTCAGGATGTTCTTCAAGGAACTGTCGCATGTTGGTATCGTGTACACGTTTGTGCAATACACCAAATGCTTTATGTCTAGCGATCATCTCGTAGACAGCGTCCCAGTTTGAGGGGTTGTAACGGCTGGTTATCTTGCGCATAACCACTGCGTTAGCTGTTGAAATACTACTTGCATCTGCGCTGTTCATGATCTCGAGCATCTTGCTTTCGATCTCAACCATACGCTCTTCAAACTTAGCGTCTTCTGCTTCGTAGTTGTGTTTTAAATGTTCGCGCTCAGTGCGGATTTCTAGGTATTTAGCGGACAGATCGTCCATGGAGTTATCGGCCATATTGTTCCTTGGTTGGTGGATCTATTATACGAGCTATCTAGACTTTGTCAAGTCTCAGCCAACTCTTTTTTGTACAAATCAATA